CGTAGAAGGATATGTCTCCGTTTTCTGATGCTTTAAATATATCCCTAGAAGCATTGCCATGACTTATAAAAAATGCTCTATCTGTTTGGTTGTTGTCGTTGTCAATATCAATACGAAGGCTAGAATTTGATTTTATCCAACCACTATTAAAAAATACATCAGCACCATCAACAGTCAAACCATCACTTGTAACTGTTCCTGTTACGTCTATTCCGCTTGAGGTTGTGGCTAGTTTATTGTTGTTATTATGTTTGAGTAATACTTCCCCATCTTTGACAACCTCAATACCTCTTTCTCCAGAAGTATCACCAATAATTACCTTGTTACCATTGGTTGTTAGGTATAAGTTGCCTGTTCCACTATCTGTTACATAACTATTACTACCATCATGATATATCTGTAAATCTGAACCTGTACCAAATATGGCCTTCTTATTATCTGCAAAATTAACTTGGTTTGGGTTTAAATTAACTTGTGTACCAGAGGAGCTAAAAATAGCATCAAGCGTGTCTAAATCTGAGTTAAGGGATATACCCCAAGTATCTTCAGCTGCACCCGGCTCTGGTTTAGTTAAGTTTAAATTAGTTGTATATGTATCTGCCATTAAGCTGCCTCTTGTTTGTCTAATTCAGTCCAAGTAGTTGAGGGGTTTGTTTGATCTGTCCAAGTGCTACTTGCAACAATTTGATCTGTCCAATTATCCGATGGAACTACAATATCTTCCCATTTTAAACCACCAATCGCATCAAAGCTACTTGTTTCAGCAATCGTGGATGATGCAGAGAATGTTGCTCTACCAGTCGCATCAAAGTCTGAAGTTGCTGGTATAGTAGAAACACCAACTGCGGTAATAAATCCTTGAGCATTAACATTTGATACTGCACTTATAGTTGCAGTTGCTCTATCAATTTGTGTACCTTGTGCAGTAAAACCTGATACTGCTGAAATTACTGCTGTTGTAACGTCAACCTGTGTACCAGTTGCAGTAAATCCGCTACTTGCGGATATGGTTGCTTCGGCTTGAATAGCAAGATCGTTATACTTTGATCTTGAGTAGTAGCCTTGGTTGTAGCCTATACTGGCCATGATGTTAAGCTAATGTTACGTCTAAATCACCAGCGTTGAATCTGAAAACATCCCCTGTGCTTACAACTTTTGATGTAGTTAAGTTTGCGTATGCAAGTAAGTTACCACTAGATGATGCATCAAAGATGCCTACTGATGTTACTGTGCCATAGTTTGCTGTAGCAGTTGGATACTCTATTGCACCTGTATTCGATGCTGTTGTAGGGTTAGTACCAGAGACAGTAAAAGTTGCAGTCTGTCTTACATAACCGCCACCAGAAACTTCTGTACCACCACCTGTGTCGCTTGGTGCTGATGTGTATAGTGCCACATATAAAGTAGATGGTGCTGTATAAGCATTACCACCAAACACATGGTCTAAAACTTTATCTTCTAAATAATCGCTAAATCCAGCCATCTCATTCTCCTTTAATTACCATAATAGTAATTGCGTTTTTGTCTTTTTCCGTAAGTTCTACTTCTTTGTTGAAGTGATCCTTTTCCAAATGCAGACTTCTCTTGTGCAAGTCGCATCTCTTCCAATGCCTTTTCAAATTGTTGGGTGAACATTGGTATTCTTTCATCTTCCATTAAATAAATAGAAGCGTGTTTTAATGCACCATACAAATATACGTCTGGGTGTGAGACTGATACAAAGTTACTTGTATTGGAATCACTTAATGCATCTATTTTAGCATAGTAAGTTAGTTGTAGGGTGTAACTTGTATCTGGTGTTGGTGCTAATTCTATAGTGTCATCAACCATAGCAAAATAAACGGGTTGACCAGTTACATTATTATTTACTTTCCTATAAACGTCTAATGATTCTATAGATTGTTGGAATAAGGGTGAAAAGTTATTGCCATCAATTTGTACGTTGATTGCTTCTAACCAATCAGTTGGTACTGATAAATATTGAGCATCTGCTGTTGCAGTAGCTCTTTTAATCATATCCTTTGTTCTTAATCTTCTGTTTAGCTCGGCTTCAACATTATCTATAAATGTATCTATGTCAGATGTTAAATCTGATCTGTTGAGATAATTTGCTATTGCTGTTTTTAATTCTAAGTATGTCATAGTTTACCTTGCCAAGTTCTAAATACTTTATTATCTGGATCATTTAGCCATTTCTTCCATTTTGCTGGATCTTTTGACCATCCTTCTCGTAAAGCTTTTTGCCAGATTATCATTGGCACTTCTGCAACGTGCCTCATATCTTTTCCGTGCTTTATAGTATTATCTCTTAAATTCTTGACGTGTTCAATGACGGGTGCAACATCTTGTGTAGTATGTGCGATATGTTTGTCATCTTCGGTAATGAACTCCGAAGTATAACCAGTTTTTCTATCTATTATTGTACGTTTAATTGACATCTTAAAGATGGGAGGGTTTTACCCCTCCCTAATAAGTATTGACTTAAGATGTTGTTAAGTCAGCCACTATTCCGTGAGCAGCTTCGTTAGATACTTCTAAACCATACTCAACCAAAATCATCTTAGTTTCGGCATCTCCTATAGTTGCAATATCAACTGTTTTGAAATCCCTTAGGTAAGATACTTTAGCGTAATCTGGATCAACTAATAATAGTGATCTTTCTCTACTAAAGTTAGATGGTACGATTTTTAGTTCACCAAAGTCTGATGCATAAATAGAAACAGAAGCTTCTACTGTGTTCGCATCAATCATTTGTCTAGCTGAACTTCTACCTGTGAAACCAGAAATAACTTGCTTATTTACTGGGCCACAAATAGCCATTGATGGTTCACCACCATTTGAGAAGCAGTCTTGTAATACATCTTTAAGTAAAGCTTCAGTTAATGCTCTTTGTGTTCCATCAGTTGGAGCAGCACCAGCACCAGTAGCAGCACCATTAGTGCCTCTTGATGCGTTTGATGTGATCCAAGATTCGAAACCACCAGTTTGTCTAGCTGTAGTTACGTTACCAGCATTTAAAGCACCATTTTGACAAAGAGCTACTTCCATATCTCTTTTTAATGCTTTTGACATAGTAGCTAACTGATGAGCCATTTCTGATTTTCTACCAGCTGAATTAACAGACTCCTGAGAACCAGTTACAGTTGCATCTCTTTTTGAGATCATTGCAATATTCTGCAATCTAGTTGTCGGTGTAGTTTGACTTCTTGTAAGACTGAAGCCCTCTAATTCTCCAGTACCATTTGGAGTTGGTAAACTTTCTGTTTGCCAATCAAATGCTACGTTTTGAATTGTGTTTTTTCCTATTGATGACATAAAAGGAGTAGTCTGCGGAGAGATATTGTAAATAACATCACTAAGTTGTTCTCTGTCGCCTTTAGCCTCGTATGTATCAAATGCGTTTTGTACTTGTGCCATGATATTTTTCCTATGTTAAAAGTTAAATTATTTGTTCAAAAAGTTTAGCTGCATCTTGAACACTTCCAGATTTAGCTAATCTTTGTTTTGCTTTTCTCACAGGTGATGCCGATTTTGGTACATTGGAAGTTCCGGGTCGGGCAGTACGAGCAGCTGCTTTCTTTTCAGTTGGTTTGACTTTAGTGGCTTTTAATGTTTTGTCATACATCCATGCGTTTCTTAAACCAAGTAAATGTCTATAATCATATACTTGATCCATTTGCTCGGCTGTATAGCCCAAGACATTAATACCATAATTACGAATTGCCATCTTTTCTTTTGATGCCACTTCGTTATCTTGCCATTCTGGAATTAGTTTGAGTAGCTGTTCGTTACCAAGCCTAATGAACTCTTCGAGTTCACTTCTTTGTTTGTCAGCTTCTTCCTGTTGGAGTCTAGCTGCTTCATCTTGTACCGCTTGTAACTTTTGCTTTTTCTCATTCCATAAGTCCTTTTCACGGACATAGGCAATAGGATCAGCTTCGTAAAGTGCATTCCAATCTGGCTCGTTTCCTAACTCGCCTTTCAATGTTGCTTCCATCTTTGGTAACAACTGTGAATAAATTGCATCCTTTTCGGAAACCTCTTTTAGTTTTGCCTCAAAACTTTTACGCTGTTCGGCTAACTCTTGAGTTTTCCTAGTATAATCTCTTTGGCGACTGTATCCGTTTTGGAGTTCATCAAGCGTGACTTCAACATCTTCTCCATCGACTTTGATGGTGTAGAGTTGAGGTTGCTGTTCCTCTTCTTCTTCTACTTGATCTTCGTGACTATCTTCTTCTTCAACCTCAAGTTCTTCTTCAAAGGGTTCATCATCTTCGATGATTTCTTCCTCGTTGACTAACTCTTCAGTTGGTTCTTCTTCTATTGGGTTTTCTGTTTGTTCCGATGGAGTCAAAAAACTTTCAAAAGACTTTTCTGCTTGTTCTAAGTTTGTTTGTAAACCAATCGGCTTTGCGTTGTTGGTCATAATTATTCCTAAAAAAATTAGTTAGCTTATTTTAACAATACTTAAAATAAATTTACACAACTTTATGCAATCTTGATAACTGTGACTTCGTTATCTTACCCTTCTCTACTAATATTCTTAAATGTTTTTCAACTTCTGGTAAAAGTTTGATTGCTTTGTGTAAACTTTCTCTTTTTTGAATGTCATCATCCTTTGATAATAACCATAGACTTATATATTCGTCTTTTAGATTTTGTATAGCATCTTTAAATGTTTCTGATTTTAAAATTAATTCAGCTTCGTTTGATTTTAAAATTTCTTCTTGGGTTGGCATATTATTTACCTATGAGTTTATCAATTTTTTCATCTAGTTTATCTAGTCTATCAAAAATTCTTTCTATGTCTTTGTGTAAGTCTTGTTTGGTTACATAGTATTTTGGTATTTCTTCTCTTGTTTTATTTACCAAAACTTCTAATCGATCTATTGCTTGTGCGTTTTGTCGTATGCTGTAAATAGTTGGTAGATAAACCAATGTAATGATTGCGTTCCAAAATAAGATAGGACTAATATCCATTTAATAACTCCAAATATGTGGTCTTGGTCTATTCTCACTACCCTCAGAAATGTCTAAATGTATAAATCTACCACTTCCTTTTTGATTTACGCCAATACCTGTAAAACCAAATTCTTTTGCTTTTGATACTATTTGTAATGCTTTATCGCCTCTTACTTTAATATCAGCTGCTATGCCTTGTGCATGAGTTCCGGGTACATTCTTTTTAGCTTCTATTGGGTGTTCTTCACATCTATAACCAGAACTAATAATGAATGGGAAACCTAACTCATTTCTTAGTAATTGTAACTTATCTATTAGTTCATGTGAAATACCATTTTTACCACAATGTTTGCAAGAGAACTCTTCTTCTGTAAAATTTTCCCAGCTCATTATTTGCCTACGCCTTTTACACGTTCATAACTCCTTAGACCGCCAAGGCCGAGCATACCCATCAGAACAGGTAGCATAGTTGAAGTATCTGCTTGAGGAATAGTTATACCAAATGGTGCTAGTAATGGACTTACTAAAAAGTTTATTGCAAAACCAAAGACACAAACCCAAGCTGTTGCTGGTCGCCATGATGATTGAAACCAGTTACCTTTTGCTTCTTCTTTATTTACTTCTATTTGTGCTTTAGCAATTTCGTGAATATGCTTTTGCGACATAGTTGCAAGTTCGTGTGCAATCTTTTGTTTTACATCTGCATCTGGTATGAACTTATCTAGGATTTTTGTTACTGGTTGTATTAGCTTTTCTATCATTTTTACTTTGTTTTATTAATTGATCTAACTTTGCAAAAGAATTTACAGTTAGCTTTTTAGGTTTTTGTTTTTTGGTTTTCATTTAGTGAT